GAGATCCACTAGCAGAGCCAGAAATATGTAGGCCTCCGCCGCCGGATGCGAGAATCTCGGCCGCACCAGTAACACAAAGACGCGGGGCGAACCTTTGCGGCCCAGAAATTTTAACTGCGCCAGTAACTTGAAGGAAATCGCTCGACCCCGTAATCCACATTAAATCAGAAGAGCCACTTATCTCTCTGCCAACGGGCGAGTCATAGCGAAATTGCACAGACATTTCTGGGCCGTCAGCGACGGCGACGGCGCTAGCGGTTACATTCGTTAAATTTGAGCCATCGCCGGTAAAGCCAGAAGCAGAGATGTGGGTTGACGCCGACAAATTGGTAGTATATACTTGAGACCCATCCCAAGTAAGATCGGAGCTACCGGCAAGATCGCCGCCGCTATTAAACTGAATTTGTGTGGGTGCACCGCCGGCAACTCCTGAGCCGCTGACGTATGCCCAACCATGATATACTTTTGGCATTGAGTTAACTCCTACTTTCTTAAATAGTTGTCTCGAGCTAAAAAGGGCGGGTACTCCGAAGAATAGCCACCCTTTGCCTTCCCCAACAACTTCCCGAAGCTAGCGGAGCATATTTCTAGAAAAACCTATAGCCAATAAATGAACCAATTTATGGCAACAGGGACGGCTCTACTACCATCCGGTTGCGAGTGTGGCTCTCTTCCATGTGTCTGTAGCCACACACACATAAATATAATTTGCGTCCCAACAAATCATTCCAACTGTGCCCGTATCGCTATCAGAAGATGGAGTTTGTGAAGTTCGTATACGAATTGCATCACTATTAACATCCAGTGCTTCGGATGGCGCGCTAGTTCCAATTCCCACACGTCCAGAGCCAGTTACAAATAGAATGGAGCCATTCGTTGCTCCATCAACTTGGAATAAGTTTTGATCTCCAGAAGATGAAACCTGTAATTGGGCGCCCGGAGTACTGGTCCCTCCTATATTTAAACTACTGGTCGCATAGGCATTTGATGCATCGATCGTTGTGAGTATGCCGGCGCGGCGGCCGACGATTGATGCAATAGTCATGCTGGCGCCGGCGCCTCCATCGACTAGAGTAATTCCAGCTCCAGCAGTAAGAACCCGTTCGTTGGGCAACTTGCGTTCAGCAGCAACTGTTATATAGGATGCCGCGAGGGGCGGATAAGGAACATCCCGCGGGGCCGGGGACTGTCCTTCACCGGATACACTCGGGCGGACAGTGGGTCGGTCAACTGCAGGGGTAACTTTAAAGGCGCCCTCGCGCGCTCGCACACACTCCGCACTAATTTGAAACTTGTGCTCTACTTGTCCAAAGTAGTATCTCGTATCGTTGTAAGTTCTTACAATCTCATAGAAGAAGTCGCCATATTGTACAAAATCGCCGACGCGAACGAAGAGGTTCTGATCGTCTACAAGGCGTTTTCTGTGAAAATTGACTGTGAGCTTTGTTTGGTATTCATACCCATAACGTTCGTTGGTTTGCTCGTTCTCTACAACCACATAGGCATAAACGCGGACTGGGGGGAGGGAGACTTTTTCCTTTGCTTCTCCATATGTGTCATTGAATGTAGAATCTTCTAGACTTATCGGGTAGTAAGCAAGGGGTTGCCCGATAATTCTTTCGGACAGTTCATCATTAACTTGCTTGACAAGGTCACGTTCCTTCTTTCCAAAGAACATGGGAGGTGGTGGCGCATCGGGTTGGTCCCATTTATTTTTTGGATCGGCCACACTTCTCTCCTCCTATGAGAGGCTTAATAGCCCTCCCCTATCCTACGTTAACGCCGGCTGATCCGGACCAGTTAGTGCCGTCGGGAGAGAGATCTCTGTTATCAATTGCACCAGGCAGAATGGATGTCAGTCCTGCTGTGACCGATACATCCGCGGCGCCAGACAAATGCAACTCGGTAACCCTCACCTCCATTCTAGGCGACATGTCCTCCCCTGCAATAACAAAGTACGCAGAATTCAAAAGACCATTTGCGCTATAAGCTACCCGGAGATCATCACTTGATATGTTCGATACAATAATCCATCGTGTTACGGCGGGGAACTTAATATGCGTTCCGTCTGTAATGGTTGCATCGATTCCACCACTAACATATGGAAGTCCCGAGGCCTGATAGGAGCCGACATTTCTTAAACCGGCCTTATAATTATACTGCGTCATTCTATGTATCTCCGTTCATTAACTAGTTTCGTGTATTTCATTTTATCTAAACAATTTGTTGTCTTTCTTTCTTTGAAGCTTTTTTTGTTCTCGTATGGCCTTTTCGTGCTTCATCTTGCGCTTTACTGAGGGCTTAATATAGTGGTCGGTCCGACTACGATAGGTTTCGAGAATCTTTTCTTTTTTACATTTTTTTATGAATCGACGAATCAATCGTTCTGTTGTTTCGTTCCTTCTGAGGGATACTTTGGTATTTAACGCCACGACATCCTCTACTTTCGATCTTTCACATCATTCATGTGGGCATTCCAATTGTGACCCGCAGACCCAAATAATCCGCTAATATCCACGCCAGGGTCTTGGGGGGCTTGGTTTGCCAGGGGCGACATGGCTGATGATTCGCCCGGTCCTGGAGCGGTTCCCTCAAACAAGTTCACACCATTATAAGAATCTTTTCCTATCGCCTCCATTAAAGTAGCGCGATGGTTCTGCATTTTTTGTGACTGCTCGGCGCTAAAGGCACTTCTCTTGATGCGTTCCGTTGTGTGGTCCACCACGGGCTGTTGGGATTCCACTATTGGCTGTGGTGCTGCGATTCCTTTTACCACCTCAGCAATGATTCCAGATATTAATCCGTCCTCCATTAACGATTCTTTAATGCATTCGTTTACAAGTGGTTTTAGAATTTGTTTAAGTTGTGACTTTTTCATTGGATGCCTGATAAAACTTTCCATCTATCGTTTATGACCGCTTCCTGCAGATCTGTATCTTCTGATTCCGGAAGCCGTCTCTGGGGTGCTGCATTTGCTGCAACAGCTTTCTCTAGCGCTGCGGCAGCTAGCTTAAGAATCTCCTGCACAAAAACATGAGCGTTCTCTTTGTATATTTTAAGGCGCCTGCCGGCGTCGTTAAAAAATCCTTGCGCGAGGGCTTTGGCATCTTCGTCCTTCATTCCTTGCGCAACCGTAACGATGGCGCGCTTAAGCTGATTTTCAGAGACGCGATCAATTAAGTGATAATTTAGTCTTTTTTCCAAAGTTTGTAGAAGCATAGGTGGTCTTGCGGGGCGCCCTTGCATTGCCTTTCTGGGTTTAAAGTAAGCCATGCCGCCGCCGCCCTTTCTCATCCGCGCTTTTAGGGCGCCTACCTGTTGGGGTGTAAGTTTTTCTTGTTCATACAGCATGCTTTCGGCAATATCAATGTTTGCTCTCTTATAAAGTTGTTGTATGGCCGGCATCAAGATTGACCTAAAAGCCTTAATAACAGGAATAACTTGAGGATTTTTTTGTGCTACGCCGAGGCGCTTAATTTCACGATTAATAATTTGAAAAACATTTGAATTTTGATTGCTCTTACCCACCTGTTGGATAATCTTCATTTCTGAGGCTGATATCGGGAGCGTCTTGTCTGCAGGGGACGAAGGGCCGGGAGCTACTGTTGGGGCGCCCGTTGTTGGGGTTGTTGGCTCATCAGTTGTTGGGGTTGTTGGCTCATCAGTTGTTGGGGTTGTTGGCTCATCCGTTGTTGGGGTTGTTGGCTCATCCGTTGTTGGGGTTGTTGGCTCATCCGTTGTTGGGGTTGTTGGCGCGCCGCGACCAAGGCGGCCCGGGGCGGGTTTGTCTAGCCACTTATTAACATCACCTTTCCAACCCAAATAAGCCTGTTTGCCCTTTCGATATGATTTGGCAACTGGGTTATTTTTTGCAACATGTGCTTTAACCTTATCCCACATCGCCCCCTCATCAATGGCGGCCTCAATTTCTTCTTTAATTATTTTATCTAACTCTTTTTGTGAAATAAGCATCTTTAGTTTCCTATGATCTGGTTCATTAAATTAATAATCTTATTATTTTTTGCAACCTGTTCGTTTGCAAGCTTACCTTCGCTAAGGGCCATAAACGCATTTGGAGTAGAGGGTTCCGACACTATATCAAAACAAATAAGCTGAAAGTCGTCTTCTACAATTGTCGTACCCTGGTGTTCTTTCACAGACCCCATGCCGCGCGAGGAGATACCGATCTTGACGCCAGCATCAACGAGTGAGCGAAGAATTTGGCCGGCGGGAGTGCCAAGAACCTTACACTTACCCATCACAGCTGGGCCGTCCATCCAAATGTCTATAACCATATGAGAAACATTAGCTAAGTTAATGATAGAAGACTCAGGGTGGTCTAGCTCCCCCAGAGCACGATTATCTTTAACCATCTCAGAGTACTTTTTTACTTCGCGCTCCATAATTCCTTCTGGGTACATGCGCTTGTTTCCGTTTAGGACTCCACCCTCTTGAAGTTTACCTGTGATGTACATGGCATTATTTTCACGAACCGCTCTCTTCTCCGCTTCCGTCAGTAAATCCTGACAGACGCCGCCTTCGCATAGTTCATAAAATTCTCGGAGAAGTTGTGCCATAGTTTATTCTTCCCACCCTCGTGTGGGTGTCCCGAGCCCCATCGCGCTAAATGAATCAAAGGTGGAGCGCTCACCGGCTTTCTGTGCCGCTAGCTCTGCTGCTGCTTCGCCGCGGTGCCAGGCGCTGTCATCCGGGCGTTTATCCCTAATACCGCCGGCGGCGCGGACATCTCGAAGTAGCGCTTGAAGGTGAGAAACTTCCTCGGGTGAGGGATTCTTTTTCAATCGCCGTCGCAGCGCCAGATCGAGTATGCGAGCATTCTCAGGAGTGACTTCTCCCCCCTCGAGCATTGCGGTTACTTGTGCAATAACTTTCCCAGTATCGCCGAGAGACTGCGGATCCAGACCAGCAGCCTTCACACGGGCGCCGGTCTCATCAAGCGCTGTCTCTTGCATTGCCGGTTCTCCCATGGGTCCGCTTCCGCTAAAACCACCATCTGGCGGCGGACCATCGGGGCCTCCCATGACCTGATCAATGGCATCCCTTGCTGCAGCCATTCCCGCGGCAAAAGCCTCTTCGGGGGATAGCTGGCTGATGTCGTCAACATGGACTTCTGTGCCGGGGGCGCTAATATCGATGGCGTTGGCATCCATTTCGCCGCACTCTTCAAGCGCCGAACCATCATCATTACGATTCACTGTCTCGTTCAAGAAGTATCTCGGGTCTATTCGTTTTACGTTCTTTCTGCGTGCCATAATATTATTCCTCTAAAGTAGTCAACTGCCTGAGCAGCATCGTCGAACTGGTTGGATCATCCATTTTTTCATGATTGCTCACCTCCTTTATGGATCACTCGGATCCCGTAATCTTCTACCAGCATACTCAAAAAGTATGAGGTTCCAGCACTAATACAGCCGCACATGAATGCGGTCATAGGCTGATTGCTAAAACTAAATAGTTCTGTATATGGACTAATGCCCCAGAGAAACACGCCAACCCAAAATCCCATGCACAAGTGGCAATGGAATAAACGACCGAAGCCGCCCCAGGAAGCGCATTCTGGGCGTATCTTATTAAAGATATGTCCATGTATAATAATAAATGTCATGCCGTATGCGGCGAGTATAAAATGTAGTAATTCCATTTGTTAGGTGCTTTCTTTTTCTTCTAGTTTTTTCTTAGAATGAATGTTGTCTTTAATTCTTTTTGGCAAAGGAAAGAGTTGATACATTAAGTCGCTAGCTGTGTTACCCAGTCCTGCACGAAATATATCCATATTTAGGTGCTTTCTTTTTTTCACAATGAACCAACTTGAAGCCATTTTATTTTCCTTATTTTAATCCGGAGGGATAAAGCCGTTTGCAACGAGCCACATCCATGTCATTTTTACACCAACAGGCACCAAACAGCCAGCAACAACACCCACAAATTGCTGGGCTATGGTGCCTTCGCCCTTGGCACCCAACATTTTTTTCAACAACAAATATACTGCACCGCCGAGGACAACGCCAAGTGCATCACTTAGGGTGTTCCCAAAGCCGGCCGCGACCATAGAATCAAAGCCGGCTTCCAACAAAAAGTCTTCAACCGCAGCCATTCCAACAAAAAGCCCTACATTATCAATTACACCAAAGGTAAACATGAAGGAGGAGCCGATAGCAAATCCCTTAACCATTTCCAGATTAAGGCCGCTGGCGTTTAATCGATCAGCAAAAGCTTTTTCAAGTTCTTCCGGGGAGGCAGCTTTCTCTATCATGGATTTTGCATCTTTAAGTTCAGGGTGATTAAGAACTGCTTCTCTGATAATCTGGGCAAATCGGTCTGCGTTTTGTTCCAGAAACTTCTTTTGCTCTTCTTTGTCCTGTGGTACCTGGGTCTTCAGATCAGGTAAGCTTTCACTGAGTGCCTCTGCGACTGCTTTTTGTATTCTTTCCTGCCAAGCTTCTCCCAGTTCTTCTTCACAAAGGCCGTACATAGCCTCCGAGTACGCAGATAATACTTGCTGAAAGTCACTCCGAGGGGCCTTTGGTAACAGTTTTTGTAGTGCTAAATAAATCCTAGCCATGGAGCCAATATAGGCGTCTCCGGTTTTTTTACGTATACTCCCCATTTTATCAAATAAAGTTTTAGATTTTTGGTATAGTTGATCAAGCAAACCAGACATCTGTTTCCATTTCTTGCCGAGCCATGCGGCGGCCTTTCGTAGAAATTCTTCACTTAGCAGCTGCTGCTCAGTTAAAAGACTAGTATAATCAATTATTTCTTTTGATAGTTGGTTGATTTCAATAATTAAATCTTCAACTTCAACTTCGTTCTGGAGTTGGCGCCAGCCCTCCATTATAAGCTTCATCTCACTCATTATCTAATACCGATTCCGAAGTGGGTAGTAGTAGTAGCCCGGGCGCATGGAACCCTTCTCGGCGTTCTGCGGTATTTCACCGTATTCGGTGGAGTCGCGATCAGTCGGGTGCGTATACATATCTTCGAGCTCTTTTTGGTATTCATCAGCAAGATGCTCGTGGTGAGCCTCAGACACTATAAATTCATTAATGACATATACAGCAGCCTGCAAAGAATTAACTCCTTTGCTCTCGTAGATAACTCCCTCTAAAGATCTAAACACGTTGCCGCCCTGAATCGTGGATCTATCTATAATCCCTCGGTCTGCTAGCAGTTCTAAAAGTCTATTCTGAAAATCATATACATCTTCTGTGCTGATGCTTTTTGGAAATGTCACAATTTTCATATCCTTCGGAGTAACAACAATATCTATTTTTTGATGGTCTAAAATGAGAAGCGAACCATCGAGGCCTTTTCTAGCATTTAATTTGACGGTAGCTTGGGGGCCGCCGATTTTGACAGTAATCATTGTTCTGACACCTCCCGAACAAGCTGTTGAGTCATTAGAACCTTATTTAGATCCGTGTCGGTAAACTCTCTCTTTCGAAATTCTTCAAGATACACTAACACTTCTTGTAATTTATTTTGCATCATGGGCTGATCGGTCTCTAGGGACTTATTGTTTATGACCTCTTTCAATCTTTGCAGCTCCCTGTTTAAGAATATTTTTAACTCTAAGCCGTTATCGGAAAAACTTGTGACATACTGATTTAATAAATCTTTTTGTTCTTTAATGAGTCCTGTGTATTTTTCATTGAATTTGTTAATAAAAGAATCGTATGTTAAATTATCTATAGATTCCATTTTATTTACTTCAGCTAATGGTACCTCAGTGCTCATAATATCAATAATAGATTGTTCAAAAAGCACTTTCCCTTTAACTGATGTCTTAGGATTAAATATAGCACTGACCGAAGCCAGGGATTTAAAGTTAGGAACAAAATTTGCCCACACATGATTCCCCAGTTTTTTATTAATTGCAGAGATTATTTTAGACTGCGCATCAAAAATTTCACTATCATTGAGACGAGAGTACGCAAACTTTGTTTCTTGAAGGAGGCGCTCAGCAAGTGGCTGCTGAATATTTCTGGTCTCCAAAAGAACCTTATAGAGTTTAAGCTCTTCTGCTAAGGGCCGGCCTTTTGCAAAATACTCTTTAAGCACCGATAACACTTCGGTCTTTCTGTTGTTGTCTTTTTCAACGACCGCTTTTGCCAATTCACGCGAGAGGGTTTCATATATAAAAGCGGTATTTCTTTTCTTATTATGCTTCATCTTCGGGTGCCTCTTTTTTCTCCATCTGTTCCACCAGAAGGCGAACCTTCGTGGTATTCTCAAATAAATTTATCTCATCTCTATTATAAGTAGACTGTTTTTGTTCTTCCAGACCAAATCTTACATCAGTCTTCGCAGAACGCGTTCCTGGGTTTCCTATACCGGTGCCGGCGTTTTTACGCCACGTGTTGGTCTCTACTGGCATCGCTTCTTTTCTCGTTTTACGGCGGGGTCCACCGGTGCCGCCGTGGCGCCTGTTATCGCCTCCGGGTGAGGGAATGTGCGGGCCACCTTCATGTTTGGTAGATCCGTCGTCTCGGCGGCCAGGAGGTGTTGCCAATAACGGTGTTTCTTCCCCCGGGGGCACTTCGCCACCGAGCCCAAGGTCGCCTTCGCCGCCGAGCCCAAGGTCGCCTTCGCCACCGAGCCCAAGGTCGCCTTCGCCGCCTAAGCCGCCGAGGTCTCCTCCAAGGCCCGCGGCGTCGTCGGCCAAAAGGCCTTCTTCTGCAAGTCCTTCTAGGGACTGTTGATATTTCCTATCGTAGAAAGTTTCGCGCTGGTTCCTAAGAAATTCTGAGTCCGAAAGGCCAAGAATATTAGACGCCACCCACCTCTTACTATAAGTTCCTTCAGGAACGGAGGCAGCAGTTTCAAATTTTGTTCTCATATATTCAAGCTGTTGCAATTCGGCGAGTCGTGACGGATTATTCAAAGTAATTTTAAAAGAAAGTAAATCATTGCCTCTAAAGCCTAAAGTATAAAGATGAACAATAGCCATCTTTTCAAGCTCTGCCACCAAAGATCTTTGGAGTCGATGGATCGTTCTGGCAAACCGGATGTCCTTCTGGGCCAGAGTGGTCTTATCTTCATCTCCACCCTCAAGATTTGTAAGGTATGCTTGTGGGATTTTAATTGCTGCGAACAGCTTATCGCGCAGATATTTAACATCATCGATGTCATTAAGACTTGAAGCACCCTGGAGCGAACTAATGTCGGAACCCACCCCGCCTCGCATTGGAATAAAATAATCTTCTTCTAGAGAAAGAGGATTATAGCGAAGATCCACCCGGCCCGTGTTAACATCAACAAGCTGGTTTCTTTTCATTTCCGTCTTAACTTTTTCCATATAGGTCGGAACATCTTGGGGCGGAATGTTACCCACATCAATCTTAAATATGCGGCGCTCGGGTGCGCGGACAACACGATAAGCAATCATCGCGTCCTCAAGCAAAACAAGCTGGCGCCAGATACGGCGCGCTGGGTCAAGGACGGAAGTACCATATGGGGAATAGCGGTCATTACCTAAGATTCGGAAGTGTGCAACCTGCCAGCTTTCGAATGTCATGCCGGCGCCGTTCCACTGGTACTGTATATAATTCGGATTGGAATCATCCATTCCTTCGAGCCTCTCGACTTCATTATTGGGCATGCCAATGACTGATGTTATCCCAAGTTTTTCATCAATATCTAAATATAAAAAGAAGTCCCCATACTTAACCATCGACCGGGCCCAGCCGAAACAATTGAATTCAATATTAAGAGCATCATAAAAAAGAGACTCAAGAATCGTTTTAATCTCGTGGTTCAAGCAATCAATATTCAAAAGGCGATCGTACTCATTTGAGGTTGTCATCTCATCAGCATAGATATCGATAGCTGACGCGATCTCAGGCATGTACTCCATCTGCTCAAAGTCAATGTATCGTTCGGCCCGGTTCTGGTTTCTGAACGCAGCCGAGGTCATCATATTATAGTTTTGAGAATAGTTGTTATCAGATCGTCGGAACTCTTGGCCGCTCATAGAACGGAAACGATAACGATATTTATCTAAATTATTGCGACGATCCTGGCGTGCGACTTGGGCTCTATAGTTTACTATGGGTCCAGATAGAAGCCTCGTTAATCTCTTAAAAAGAGGTGATGCGGGATTTCTGGGATTGCTCTCGTTATTCTTGGCCATTTCTTATCCTTTTATCAAACTATAGTATTGTTCATTATACCCATCGGCTGCAGCGATTCGTTGATTTTCTTTTGTCACTTTATGATCTGCCATTCCTGGTATCGTCGTTGAGATGTTGGTTTTTGACGTGCTAATAGCAGAGATAAAACTCTTACTATATTCTATATTTTTCTGGCTTTCAATAATCACAGTATCTCTTACCCAACACCCTATTGCAAACGACATCACCAAGTCATCATTATAACTTCGCATCGCCTGCGGTCGTCCAGAATGCCAAATAAATGTTTTCATTTCAGAAAGCAAGCGATTAGAATTAATTGTAATTAGTTTGTTTCTCATAAACTCTTCCATCTTCGCCACGATCAAAGGTCGCGTTTTAGAAGACGTGGTAAAGCCTGGGATGACCCCTGACTGCCACTGTGCCGCAACAGGGTCTACATATTGATGGTCGCCCTTCCTAGAGTGATATAAGTTAGGATACTCTTTATCGATCAACTTTTTAAGTACCGCATAGCCTATATTGTTGTTTTCTATCACAAGCATAGGGTTGCCGTATTCTCCAGCAACTCCAAAAAGTATATCAGCAAAGTCATCTGGCGTTGGCTTGCCTACATACTCTCCCACCACTTCCATACTTTCTAATTCAAATATGTGAAAAGCGCTATTATCTTTTCCGTCTCCGCGAGCGACGTCTGCAACTATTAAATACGGCTTCTCTGGGTCATGCTTTTTCCATATCCAATAATTTCTATCAAAGCCGGTTCTGTACTCTGGCGCTATAGTCTTTTCTAAATACCACTGAATGTCATCAGGGTGAATGACAGTCTCGCCGGACACATTGAAGTTGCACTCCAACTCTTGGGCGATCTGTCGCTTAGACATGTTTTTGGTTTCTTTTTCAAACCATTTCTTATCTCGATCGGGGTGTACATCCCACATAAGAGTGGTCATGTAAAAATCATTTGTGCCTGCTTCGGCCTCTACACAGTTCTGGTGGAACCAGTTGCCCACGCCGTTGGGAGTAGAGAGGGCAATACAGCGGCCTCCTGTCGATAGGGTGGGGTAAAGTGCAGTCCAGAGTTCACCCAGCTTTTCAACGTGCGCCGCCTCATCAATTACCAATAAAGATAGGGCCTCAGAACGGCCCGCGTCCCCTGAGGTGGAGGATCCCTTAATCATAGATCCGTTCTTTAATTCAAAAGATGTACGATTGTCGACCTCAATATCACTAATTCTCATCCATGGTGGCAAGTTTTTAATAATGGCCTTTACTTTTTTAACCAGATTGGTAGCAGTTTGTAGTTTTGTGGCCACCACCAAAATGTTCTTATCACGATGAAATAGCATTAGCCATGCGATATAGGCTGCCGTAATTGTAGAGATGCCAAGCTGTCTGGCTTTAAGAATAATATTAAAACGATAGTCGCTAAAGTCTCTTAATAGTTCTTGCTGATAATCGTATGCCTTAAAAGGAATGAGGCCCTTTTGTGGGTGAGAAATCCTACAATAATTAATTGTGAAGTAAACCGGATCTTTTCCGGCTTTGACGACCTCTTTTAAAATCTCTTTTTTCGTCAGAGAGGCCATGGGCTAAACCTTTACATTAGAAGGCTTTTTGGCTGTGTCTCTCCCTTGTGAAAGAAAATCTCGGATTGTGTCATCAAGGCGCTCTTTGCTATCGCCGGGTTCTATGCCTTCTACATCTGTTAGTCCACCAATACGATAGTCACAATGAGCCTGACAATCAGTCCGATAATTAGAAATCCTTTGAACAAGGATGTGAGAATCACCTTCCTTGGTCAGTGTTAGGGAGTCACCCGTTATAGCTTTATATTCCTTCTTCAGAAACTTTACAATTTCATGAATTTGACCTTCAACCTCGTTTTCAAAGCCACTGTCTTGAACTTCTTTAATTCTTGTCTCTGCTTGATAGGTTACCCGAAGAATGGGGCCATGGAATTTAACACCAAAACCGTCCATTACACGGCGGTCATTAATATAATGTCCCTGTGACCTTTTAAGGCCGGCGTCTCTCGCCTTCCCATCTGCTTGTAGTGATTCCTCGTGGGCACCATCCCAAGCGCCATTCGCGGCGGCTTGATTTATGCCTTTTATGATGTCGTATACTGTTGCCATGTTATATTTCCTTGTTAGGTCTCCAACCAGTTTCCCATTTTTCTTCGCGTCCCTCGACGTATTTGATGTAGCATACATAACATGTATTAAACTTGTTCATATACAAATCATCTTTAGGACGAAAAGAATATTTATCACAAACAGGACAAGTCCTATTATGATCTCTATTAAGTAGTTTTTTGTTTATTAAAAATCCGTCTTGTTCTACTTTGTCTTGAGTTTCGGCAAGTTTCGCAAACTTTTGACGCTGCTGGAATGACTGTTGAATATATTGCTTTTCTTTTTCTTCGTTCCAAAACCGGCGAGGATTGTGTGTTGCTTCTTCGCCATACTTCTGGGCGATGGCTTTCTCAAGTTTGGGAATATAGTTAGGGTCTTTGCTCACTAGGGCTCCTCGGAGGGCTCCGATTCGGCAGCCACTTCTTCCGCGCGAGTTTGATAGCCCTCGCGACCAAAGTAAGATTCCAAGATTCCCTCAACAGTAGCAGGAATAGTCTCTACTGCTGGGTCATCAATAAGTGTCTGTTGCTCTTTTGCAATTAGTCGGTCTTTGTGGCGGCGGGCGCGCTCTGAGACAAAACCGTTAATCCATTCTTCAGGATTGACTATCTCATCTTCTAAAGCCCGCCAGTTAATATCTTCTATCTGTAAAGTAATTGTTTGCATTTTATTATCCTAATAAGTACTCAAGTACTCAAATAGTATCCACTAAAGTAACTTCGGTGCGCACCATTTAGAGTAGCTTGTCCATATACATGAGCAGTATTCGAGGTGTCGACAGCGACTGCAAGCTCTACCCGAACAACGTCGGAAGCCTGTAAATCCATTATCACAGTCCCTGCAACCGTCGCGTAATCAACCCCACTATCAACATCCGCAAGTCCAATTCTAAATGATCGTCCTGTGGTGTTGTTTTTAATCGCGCCCTGGACCCATTGTGTGGCGTCAGCTTGAATGGCGTCGATGCGCATGGAGACGGCGAACGCATATTTACCTGTGATAGGCGCGGTAAATTGGGAGCTGGCGAAGTTATCGTTTATATCATATGCCTCGGCATTAAAAAGCACCTGATCAAAGGAGCCACCACCGGTCAGTCCGGTCTGGTCGGCGCTGAGATATGCCAAAAAACTTGGGGATTCTGATCTCCAGATAGCGCCATCGTTGCGAACCTGGAAAATATCATCACCGGCGGCGTTCTTGATGCGCAGAGGATGAAGCACCCTCACATCAACATCCCAGTAATCTCCAATAGTGTGGCCTGTCGTCGCTCCGAAGTTCACGTATATATTATCAGCCAACGCGGTCCATGATATGGAGCAATTCACCCCTGTAGCAACCCAACTGGCGCCATCGTCAATCGACCACTTAAATGTGTCCGGAGTACCATTAGCATCAATCTGAACTCTATACTGCGCGATGGCGGCGCCAGTAAGACCAGTATATCCGTTCGAGAATGTCTCCAAATCATCGAGGCCTGTACCTGTGAAGGTTTCACTCTCAAAATAAGAGGTGGTTTTAAGCTCGACCATATGGGTGCCCATGCTGCCTTGAGACGCTCCCTGGTCTCCTCCCATGTGCAGGATTCCGCGGTTATCCACCCACAGCGAGCAATTGCTGCCATTAGGTCCGGGAGTCCAAAGTTCGAATGTAGTACCGTAGCCCTCGCCGGTCGCTGTCACTTCTGACGCCTGATCAACACGGAGAACCGGTTCTGTGCTGGCCGCGTTTCCTTCGTGGATCCAAGTGAGCGGGTAGGTTTCGGGATCTGTTCCATTATCTCGGCCTACATAAAGTCCGTAGCCGTCAGCCTGATTTTGATGTAGTTGAAGTGGGTACTTTCCGATAGTCTTAATAGTATTAAGGTTGGAGGCAGCTGAAACTGTTGATGCCGATAGCGCAATATTGTCGGTCGTTGCGATTGATAGCGGACCCGACGTATGTGGAACCTCGAGGTCATCCGGGGTGACAAAAAACTTTTTAAGAAACGCAATTAAGCGATTTCTGGATGATACCTCAGGTATGCTCACTACTTTACGATCTCCGTCGACAAGGCAAAAATTCCCAACGAAGCAAGTGTTCCTATCCCAAATCCTAAGGCCACGAGGAAGGGGTCTTTGCCCGGCCTCTGCTTTAGAACCAAATCCGTTAGTCGGTCATTCTCTGCGGACTTAAGAATCATCATTGATT